GTGCTGCTTTCTTGTCATTGCACCCGACAAAATACGGCGAAGAGTTGGTTAAGAAGATGGAAATGACTGGCGCTAAGGCTTACTTGGTGAACACCGGTTGGAACGGTAGCGGTAAACGTATCTCTATCAAAGATACAAGAGGTATCATCGACGCTATCCTTGATGGTTCTATCAACGAGGCTCCGACAAAGAAGATCCCGTATTTCGACTTCGAGGTTCCGACTGCATTACCGGGCGTAGATCCGAAGATCTTAGATCCTCGCGATACCTATGCTGATCCTGCTCAATGGGATGAGAAAGCGAAGGATTTGGCTGCTCGCTTCCAGAAGAACTTTGCTAAGTTCACGGGCAACGAAGCTGGTAAGGCATTGGTTGCTGCTGGTCCTCAGTTATAATTGCTTAAAAAACCTTGATCAAAAAAGGTCAAGGTTTAAAAATATCTTTATAAAAAAGCGTGGAATTACTAATTCTGCGCTTTTTTTATGATAACTACGTTAATTTTATTATAAATGTAAAGTAGTTTTAAAAAATATTCCTACCTTTAGACCGGATTATCTGTTATAAGAAGAGCTTAAAAAGGAGTAATGATAAAAAAACTGGCACTTATTATTGGCTTTATAATTTGTTTGTCATCTTGTGGCAAGGATTATGTCTATCGGATTGAAGGGGAACTTTCTAATCTGGAAGATCAAACCGTATATGCTGTATTTGAGAAGGATAATTATAAAGTGGTTGATACCGTGGCTTGTACGAAACCCGGGCAGTTCCAGATCGATCAAAATGAAGCGGGTTTCCATTGTGTGACTATCTTCTTTGCGGATAAAGAGCATTGGGTTACGGCTTATCTGGAACCGGGAGAAACCGTAAAAATCACGGGCGACGCTAACTCTCCATTGCTATTGCAGGTAAAGGGGGGACGGACAAATGATAAGTTGACCGCTTTTAAGAAAAAAATCGCTCCTTTATTGACGGAATTGACAAATTTATCAAATTCTTTAAATAGCAAGGATTTGAACGATACGATCGAGGAGACGGATATCGCCGCTCGTTTGGCGAATGTTAATATGCAATTGAGCGAGGAAGCGATCCGGTACGTGAAAGAGAACCCGAATGAAGAGGCATCCGTTGTCTTGATTCAATCTTTTTTCTCAGATCCCGATGATACTCGTAAAATTGATGAGTTGTTGGCGTTATTGAATCCAAGGTTGAAAGACTTTTATCTGGTGAAGGAGCTGGAGCAATATAGCGCCCGTGCGAAACGTACGGCTTTGGGTGCGGAAGCCCCAGATTTCTCCGTAAGGAATATTTATGGGAATACGGTAAGTTTGGACTCTTTCCCGCAGAAATATTTATTGCTGACGTTTACCGCTCCTTGGTGTGATATGTGCCAGACAGAGGATCTATATCTGGATAAGGTAGCGATGAAATATCCGAAAGATCAGTTGGATATTCTTTTGGTTAGCTTGGACGATAATCCGGATAATGTCCGGGATGTACTGAAGAAGGATAGTATAGCGTGGAATCTGGTAACGGATTCGGCCGGACAAGCGGCTATGTTGATAGATCTGTATAACGTAAGCGTATTGCCACGCTGTTTCTTGATAGATGAGGATCATAAGATCTTGATGAAAACAGAGAATGGAATCGAGATCAAGCAAACACTGGAGAACTTGTTCGAAGACTGAGCGATTGAAAACAGGAGGTTCCGGTTTTAATTTGTAATTAGTAACTCAAAATTCTTAACTATGTTAGTAAAATCTTATGCCGCTGCCGTGCAGGGGATTTCCGCTACGGTCGTTACCGTAGAAGTGAACTGTTCCAAAGGTATCCAATTCTTTTTAGTCGGTCTTCCGGACGTGGCTGTTCGTGAGAGCCATGAACGCATTATCTCGGCTCTTCAAGTATGTGGTTATAAATTCCCCCGTAATCGTATCGTTATTAATATGGCCCCCGCAGATATCCGTAAGGAAGGGTCTTCTTATGATCTGCCTTTGGCGATCGGTATTCTGGCGGCGGCAGAGCAGATAGATTCATCCAACTTATCCAAATTCGTATTGATGGGCGAACTTTCTATGGATGGGAGCCTCCAACCGATAAAAGGGGCATTGCCTATCGCTATCAAGGCTAGGGAAGAAGGCTTTAAGGGCTTTATCTTACCCAAGCAAAACGTTTGTGAGGCTGCGGTGGTGAACGATCTGGAAGTGTATGGAGCTTCGAATATCAAAGAGGTGCTGGAGTTTATGGAGGGGAAACCTACATTGCGGCCTACGGTTATTGATACCCGTAAGGAGTTTTACGACCGCCAGCAATTGTTTGATTGCGATTTCTCCGATGTCCGGGGACAAGAGAACGTGAAGCGTGCGATGGAGGTGGCCGCAGCCGGCGGACATAATCTGATCATGGTAGGTCCTCCCGGAAGTGGCAAGTCGATGTTGGCGAAACGTCTCCCCACGATCTTGCCCCCTTTTACCTTGCATGAGTCCTTGGAAACAACTAAAATCCATTCCGTAGCCGGTAAGATAGGAGGTGGCGCCTCCTTGATGGTACAACGTCCTTTTCGCTCTCCCCATCATACGATCTCTAATGTCGCCATGGTAGGAGGTGGCACTTTCCCGCAGCCGGGAGAGATCAGCTTGGCTCATAATGGTGTCCTTTTTTTGGATGAATACACACGAAAATACTTTCACAGTTAGAACTTGCTGATAGTCAATAGATTTACTATATTGTTAAAAATCCTTATTTTTGAATTTCCAAATCTGAAAACCGTGAAAAAGTCAGGGGGGTGTGGTTAGCAAGCTCCTAGCCATAAAATTTTACCCCATACCCCTATTAGCTCTAATATCCCATCCCTAGCTATCTAAGGAGTATATAGTGATAGTATCTTTCTCTTCTATCATCGGCTCTACCTATATGGCTAGAGTAGGCTACATCATAGGCACTAGTATCTATAGCTCTATACTGATAGAGTGATACAAAAAGAAAAGAGCCAGTGGATTACTCCACCAGCTCTAAGAGATTGAAGTGGGTATTAAGCCACTCCAGCACCATTATCACCTTCAAGAGCAGCCAGAGCTGCCTTGAGGTCTTCAGCCGATACCCCACTAAGGGTCTTGAGGGTCATTTCTGACTTCAAGAGCTGAAGGTTAGCAATATGTGTTTGATATTCCTCTATGAGGTCATCACACCACCCTATGATATAGGGGGCATTAGGGTTACGTTTGCCCCACTTACCGAAGTAAGCAGACATAGCATCCTTGTTATCAAACTTGCCAGCTATAACAGCGGCTTCTTCCTTAGTAAGAGTTTTTACTTCTTTTGCCATAATTGTATTTTTTAGGCGTTGCACCCGGCACTATTGCCGAGTAGTCAGCTCCAATACGGATGCAACCTAAAGAAAAAGCACTGCAAAATTACGAAAAAAATCCCACACTAGAGCAAACTAATGTGAGATTTTACACTTATAGTATCTGAATTTCAATGTTTTCACCTCTCTTATAGGCATCATCTAGTACCTTATACAGCTTCTCAAAGTAATACTAACTATCAGTAACTCCACCTTTTACAGTGTTCTTACCTACTATGATACAGCCAGCACTACTATCAGCATTACTACCCCTATGTATTAGAATCCCATCAAATCCTTTAACATTGAGTAATCTAGGCATCCTGCCATTACAGAAGCTCTTATAGTAGGCTTTCTTACTGAACTTAGGACTGATTACACCCATAGTAATCTTATAAGTGCCTAATGGAATAGCGGTCTTAGCATATACCTTAGTAGCCTTAATCTTATCTAGAGAATCCTTATCGGTTAATCCTCTATCCTTATCCTCTACAGTATCACAGAAATACTACCCATCTATATAGAGCTTCCCTATACTGTATGTATCTTTCTTAAATTTACGGTTTAGAGTGATTTTCATTTTCGTGCTTAGTAATCACTTTTTCTATCATCTGCTCTAACTTATTGGTAGCATCACTAGAAAACTGTCCTATCTTAGTCTTAAAGTAGATGCTAACCCCAAATATCCCACCAGCAGTAATAAAACACTGTGAGATATAAATTAAAGTACCAGTAGCAATAGTAAAAGTTAGGGCAAAGGATAAAAAGGCAAGTATAATCCCCGACACTATAAGTAGGATAGCCATTACATACTGTACTTTATCCTTTATACCCAAGTCTTTCCATTTCTTTTCTAGTTCCATTGAATAGAAGATGTTAGTAAAAAATTATTATATCTAATTAGCTAGTTTTCATTATAAAAATTAGAGAATAGTATTTAGGCTAGAAATAAATTGGCAAGCCGCTACCTACTACACTAGTTTTCACTTGATTAGTTGTATCTACAACACCATCAGTCCATTCTAGATTATTTCTATCATTGGCATTATCGGAGCGACCGTAAAAAGTTTTCAACACATTGTGGCTATGTGGTGGAAGGTTGCCAACAGTAAGAGTAAATGAATCAGCTCCACCAATAACACCAGCACTGTTACTAGCCTTAACAAATCTATCAATTAAGTTAGGAGTTCCATTTGTACCATCACAGATAGACCATCCTTCCGGAATCTTAGAAACAGCACCATTAAACATTATAATAGTGCCTAAAGGTAACTAATCTCCTTTTGAAACAGCTATAAGTTCTCTCAACTCCTAAATATCATCTGCATTAGTCTGTATATTGGTAGTGTTGTTAGTAATGGCTGTAGTATGATTATTGACTGTAGTAGTGAGATTAGTTATATTGGTTTCAGCAGAAGTAACCCTATTTTTAAGAGCATTTATTTCCGTTTTATTGGATGCTATGTTAGTAGTATTATTGGTAATCCTGCTATCATAGCCTTTAAGAAGCTCTACTATATCTGTCTTAACCTTAGTAGTAGGGTGTGGAATGTATAGATGCTGTTTGGCATAAATATCATTAGCTTCAACCTCATTAGCAGTAACCTTTAATTCTACATTTAGATTACCTCCACCAGTTTCTACCTCTTCATCCTCACCATCACCATCATCTTCACCTTCATAAGTAGGCGGCACAATAGCCTAGATAGTAACATTACCATTTACCACCATAGAGCCATCTATATCATCACCGCTATCATTCTATCCCCAAATAGTTCTATCTAACTCAACATTTGAGGATGTTGTACTAGAACCTCCACCCCTTGTAGAAGTTCCTCCATCACTTCCGATTGTTTTGCTGTATTTAAGTAGTTTCATTGGTAATCATTAGTTTTTTCTATTAATTGTGCTGCAACCTAATTATACTTGTAATCTATTTCAAGTGTATCAACAATGAAATATTTACCGCTTAATGTTTTATCTGTTAGTAAAGTCCACGGTTTTATATTAAGATTGTTCTTTAGATTACACTTAAATTCTATTCGGGGATTCTGATACTAAGATACATTCTTAACTATAAAATGCTCTTCCTGTCTTAAAGTCAATCGTGTTGCTTGATTGTAAGTAGTATCTAGATATACAGAAGATGAACCATTAAGATAATCTACAGTAGAATAAGAAGGGGTCTTATTGTCGTATGTGCAAACCTTAAACTTAATTTCATCCATTGTAAAAACATTGTTATAGCCAGTTACATCATTAGTATATATAGTATCTTCATTTGCAGCTTCATCATTAAGAGCATCATCAGAATAGCCTAACTTAATATCAAAATCAGAATATAGTATTACAAATGGTGGATAACCGCTATAGCTGTTTTTCTTATCTTTATGATTGTTCCTTTCATACTTTCCTTTAGTATCTTTATTAGCAAATACAGTTAGCTCTATAGTTCCTTCTAAGTTCTGAGTGGAAGGTATTGTAAAATAGTAACCATTATCATCTACACCCCATAAAGCACCACAATTATTATAAATCTATAAGTCCTTATCTAGCCAATTACCTACTTTTACATCCTTTGTAGGGTCGCCATAGAATAACTTAAAATTAGCCGGATAATCAACCCATTCCCCTTTATCAGTGTAACTACCTTCACATTTCCAATACTTATTACCCCATTTCAATCTAGCCCAAACATATCCCTCATTCTTATATATTGAAGTTCCGTCTGTATCATTGTGTATATAAGTTTTTCCTTCAAGTGGGAATATACCAGTATAGTTATTATGCCTTCTTATCTTTCCACTAAGCACTATATAAGCACCATTACCACCGAAAACAGTTGGAATATTCTTAGTAATGGTGAAGTAGGGATAATTTGTAGTGTTATCGTGTCCTATGTGATAATCATTATTTAGATTAACTCCAACAATATAGTTAGTTAATTTCTTAGTTCCAACATTACCCATATTACAGAGTTTTCCAAATAATTCTAGTTTCTTCTGTTGGCTAAATGTGTTCCAATTTCCACCCCAGCTAGCTCTCCATTCATTATATTCACCTTCGCTATAACACTTAGTAAAATACCCTGCAACGTGCGCCCCAAAATAGCTAGGCATCTAACTATATTTCATAGGGTTAAAAATATCATTGCTAATAACTGTGTGGCTAGCATTATTTGAATAGCGTTTTACACTGATTAAGGGATTATTATAGAACTTAGCTATAACTAAGTAATATCTAAAATCACCTCTTCCTCCAGCTCCACCACTTAATCTAGCTTCCGGTGTAACTCTCTTAATCATTACTAATATAGGCTCTAGCTCATTATTGGCATTTCTAACCATTGCTTGTAAACTCTCTCTATACTCATTTGTATCAGTCAGAATATCAGAAGTAGAAGTAATGTTATGATAATTCCTTTGTTTGTCAAGTCCATCAAATAAGGAATCAATATCATTAAATTCATCAATCACTACACACTGATTAAATAGCTCTGATAGAGTAATACTAGAGCCGTTTTCAGCGTATGAATTACCGTCAATATGATAAGAATGTGATATTTCCACATTGGTAGGAGCTGAAATAGTAGAGCCAGTAATATCATACCTATAGTAGCTCTTCCTGCTAGTTCTTATAGCATCATAATCCAATATATAAACATCTTCCCCTTGTGCTATCATCGTATAACCCATATACTACATTAGTTCAAATAAGGTATCATAACAATCCCAAGCTACATCATCATCCGGCTAGTTTTCATAATCCTTTGAATCAAAAAAATTCTCTTCCGATACACGGATTTTAGATAATATATTTGTTGTGTCTGTTGCAGTAAGCCGAATATTATCAGTTATATAAAGATAGCGGTAACATTTGCATCTCTTTAATATCTTGAATATGATATTTAGGAATGTTTCAATGTTCTTTTTATCAGTTCTGAATGGCACACCTTTTAATGAAGCAATACCATCTACAGCTTCTATTTCCATTACCTCCCTCTCTTCATCCCAATCTTGTGTATAGGCACACGGTGTAACATATCCAACCCATTCCACTTTATTAGTAGATTCATCTATTAACTTAATCTTAGTTCCTTGTGCATTAGCACTATATATATCATACTTCAAATTAGGAGTTATCATTTCTATAGTGGCTCCAGAAGTCTTAATAGGAGCATAGATAGTCTTACCATCCGAATCCATAGAAGTTACAAAGGGATTACCACCTAAAGTAAATACTTCTGTATTATTCCCCTTTTCAGTGGTAATCTCAACTTTATAACTAACTCCGTTTAATGAAGTAAATTCACTTGTGTATTTAGACATTTCAACGGATATTTATAGGTTATTTCAATCTACTCTATTTCTTATCAAAGTTATTCAAGCATCCTTTAAGAGCAGAGCCACTAATCTTAAATTCTACATTTCTCATACCTCCTACAGCACCTCCACCATTTAAGGCATTAAACAGATTACCCTGCTGCTTCTGATTCAAAATCATTTCACCAGCGTTTACTCTAGCTAGCATCTTATCACCGTGAAAAGAGCTACCACTGATAATACCACCATCGGCAAAAGCTCCGGCAAAGCTAGCAAACAGAGCTGTAATAGTAGCTATAATGGATGCTATAGCTGCAATATTAGCAGGGAAGGGAAGAGCAGCAGCGGAAGCAGTACCACTAGCCAGAGCTTCACCCTATTTAGCCCCAATCAAAGCCATAATCTAGGGGATAATCTGAGCTACAGCCTAAGCGGATTGCCCTGCTAGTTCCAACATTTTTCCACCAGTTCCACCGATAGCACCACCTAAAGCACTGAAGGCATTTCCAACAGAATCAGTAACAGAAGAGATATTATCCATCTTTTCCTTATAGGCTTCACTAGCATCAGCAGCTAATTCAAATTGGCTCTTTATTGATTCTCCATCTATCTAAAGCTGAATAGTGTACTGTTCATCAGTTAAATCAGCTATCTCTTTAGATAAAGTTTTCCACTCATCAGAGCCTACTACTTCCAATTTAAGAGCAGCCTATTTATCAGATATTTGCTTTTGCACATAAGCTATAGAGCCTTCTTTTGCTTGTGGCTTAACCTCTTTGGGCGTTTCCTTCTTTTCTACTAGTAATCCGTTCCTAATCTTTAGCTGCTTAATCTGGTCTGATAAAGCATCCTTTTCAGATAAGATTACTTTTAACCTCTCATCAGATACAGTAGTATTTTTAAGCTCATCATCTAGCTTCCTATACTGAGCTTCCAAATCGGCTAAACTTCCTGCTTCATAAGTAGGAGCTTTAGGAGTAGCAGAGCCTTTTCTACTACCTCCACCTTTACCACCTTTTACAGAAGGAGTATTTACTGTAGTGTTAGTATTTGTAGGAAGAGTAGTAGCTGTATTGGTATTGGTGTTAGTTACTGCTGTAGCTTTCATAGGAGAAGGAACACTAGTAGATTTACCTTCTAATCCTAGCCACTGTAAAAAGTCATTCCATAGCTTTTTAACCCTACCTATTATCTCAACAGCCTTATTATAAATAGCAGTCCAAGCATTAGCAAAGCTCTATACAAAGGCGTTATCAGTCAAAGTACCTTTAAGCTCATTCCACTTATTCTAGATACCATTAGCCACATTAGTAGCTACATCTTTGATAGCGTTAAATGCCTTAGCTGCTACAGCCACGACTATCTGTAATACCGTTCCGATTCCTTTTATAATGTCGGATAATACTTGAATCTGAATCTTACTGATATTGCAGTTATCAGTAACATCAGCTCCAAACAAATCAAAGGTATTTATAACATCAGAGATTACATTTATAATATCATTCAGTAATCCCATTATATCCATTACACCATCTGCTATACCCTGCAATACTCCAGATTGTCCTAGAGTGATTAGAAGAGCATCCCAAGCAGATTTAAGTTTAGTTACAGCACCCTCAAAGTTATCATTATTGGTAGCCATCTGTTCAAAGGCTGTATTAGTTCCGGCTAATGATTGAGTGTACCCTGCAAAGGTATCTTTAGCTTCTATCAGAGATTTCAGCATAGTAACATTAGATTCACCAACCAAATCCTTTATCTGGCTATCCGTCATTTCAGCAGCAGCTAGATTCTCTAAAGCCTACTGCATACCTACCATAGCAGGCTTAAAATCATTATTGCCCTGCATTGATAATTTCAGTAATGTAGAAGCCAACTGTGAGCCAGCCACATCAGCAGAACTAAATTTAGGTGCAATAGCTTCAACAGCAGCCGATAGTTCCACATAATTCATTCCTGCACCTTTAGCAGCAGTACCAGCCTTTTCAAATGCCTTATTCAGATAGGTTACATCTGCTGAACCTTGCTAAGAAGATGCTGCTAGTACATTGATAATATTGGATGCTTCGCTAGCACTAACACCCATTTGATTCATTACAGTAGTGATACCCTTAGCAGCATCCACTACTTCTATCTAGGCTGCTTCTGATAATACGTTTGCAGCCTTAGTAACTTCCATCAGAGCATCTTTATCGGCTAGGAGTTCTGGAGCTTGTGAACCTATCAGCTTCATAGCATCCACAATATCACTAGCACTACTCTTAAACTCCTTGCTCATTTCAATAGCTCCCTTTGATATATCTTGCATAGCTTCATCACTAAGCCCGGTCAGTGATTGTAAGCTGTCTAAGTGTGTTTCAAATTCAGCAGCCGATTTACCAGCTTGTACCATTACCACACCAACAGCAGCCACAGCAGCAGTAGCAGCTCCAGCAGGGGTAACTAATGCTCCAAGCTGTCCTGCAATGCCACCGAATCCGCTTCTTGAAGCAATATCACTAGCTATACCTCTAAGGTTGCCAAGTCTATTATTCATCTAACCACTAGCGGAATCAACACCCCTAGTAGCTTGATTAACCTAATCCAGAGCTTGCTGATACCTTTGTGCTGCTTGTGCCATCCTCTAGAATAGCTCACTACTAGTATCTCCAGTAACAGCTAGCTACTCCATAGCTTGCTTTACATCTTTCAGTTTCTTTCTTAATGGTGCTGAAGATTGTTCAATACGGTTAAACCTTTGTTGTATGGCATCTAATCGGTTAGCACTTCCACCCAATTCATTAATACTTCTCTGCACATTGCGGATAGTACCAGATAGATTATCCTAACCCTAGAGCCTAACTATATAATCGTTTGCCATATATATTAAGTATTTAGAATGTTCTCAAATTGTTTAGCCTTCTCCCTTAATCTATCCACATCTGCATTAGAAATAGAAGTATCAGTATCTTCACTATCCCAATGGAATTTAAGTATATCAGTCAGCTTTAGCCTTTTTGTGCTGTTGGTCTGAGCCACCATATAGGCTACTAATCTGGACTGTTCCCAACTATCTTTATAGGCTAGATAGTCATAATCCATAACAGCCTTCACTTCATACAGTTCCATCTTATCTAATACATATTCCGGCGGATAGTGAAGCCTAAGAGTTAGTATAGCGTAAAGTTCCGATACACTTAACTTTTTTTTTCTCCGTTTTCTGATACCTCATTAAACAGCTCATTCTTTTTAGTAGAATCTGCTATTACCTAGTTGAGCTGTGTAATAAGGGTAGTATCATTATCCATAGCATCTATAAATTCATCCCAATCTATTAGGTTATCGGGATTATTGGCTAGAAGCATAGAGTAAAAGAATAGGTAGTTATCCATAGTAGTACGGATTTCAAAGGCTCTACCAGTTATCTACTCAAATATGAATAATGCTCTGATTGTATATTTCAGCTTATACTCTTTATTGTTAATTGTGATTGTCATAATGTTAGTGTTAAAAAGTAAATCCCTCTATACCCTCTAAACAAAGGTATAAAGGGATATACTTATATTTCAGTTAATTCCTTCGGTGTAACCAAAATTTTTTAGAGTTGTTCTAAGGCTATTTTTTGCAGAAAAAAGTTACACCTCTGTATTTTCATCTAAACTCATTTCTGATTCCGGCTCTACACCATCATCAGCAGGAAGTTCTATTACTTTAGACTTTAATTTTTTTTTACGGATTTCAGCTCACCTACACCAGTAAAATCCACTTTAAGAGTAGCATTTTCACCGTTAGGAGCGTTCTTTTCCAAGCTAGTAATAATCATCTAGCCGGTGTAACCGTCATTAGCTTTAGCACTCCAGCCATCAGTAGGAGCAGAGCCTAATTTACCTTCTTGAAAATCAGCGGAATCTCCTTCAAGTGCAAACACACCAGTAATAGGCTTTCTAGCTACCATCATCTTAAAAAGCTCATCATAGCCAATACCAGCCATCGGGTCGCCGATAAGATTTTCACTAGAGCAGCTCCAGCTCAACATTCCTACTTCTGAAGTCTGCCAAAGTCCACCACTATCTTTAGTGCTAGTTTCCTTAGTATCAGCCGAGATACTAAGAGTGTGATTAGTTGCATAAGCAATAGACTTTCCATCAACGAAAAGCATTAAATCTCCACCTTTTGTTATCATAGTATTTCAATATTAAATGTTAGTTTTTGTATAAAAGCATCTTCTATATAATCCTCTTCCGCATTAATCAGCTTTATTTCTGATATGCTTATATTATCGTATAATCCTCTAGTATGCTCCATCCGATTCATTACCTACTTAGCTATCTGTAAAGTTTGCTGATAAGTAGAACCTGCTACTATCACTTCTACAGTAGCTAGCTCCTAGTAATTGAATCGGTCTTTAGTATTAGCGTGAGATAGGCTACTTCTCCTATACACTATAAAGGGATAAGAAGCACCCTAATCAGCTACTAGTGGATATACATTTGTAGTACCGTCCAATACGGTATATATTGCTTTACCTATTTCTAGTCCGTTCATTGATTGATACGCCTTAATGATTCTGTTATTGAGTTATTTATAGTATCACCTATATCCTGCTATCTAGCTTCTCTAAAGAAGTAAAGGGGTCTAATGCTACCTCTGTTAGCTCCACCTCTTCTAAGCCTTCTTTGTGCTGTTCCTTTTTCAAAGAATTTCAGCCTAAAATCTCCTAATATACTCACAGATACTTCACAGTAATCCTTATCAGCTTTAAGCCTTACTCCGCTTTCCATTGTCTTACCGTTCCATCTGTTAGGAGAAGTAGCACCAGCACCTAAATTAGCTCTAAGACTTCTTTTAGTTTGGCTAGTCAATTTCTATCCACCCTTCTTTAGAGCAGTAAACAGAATCTATTTTGTGGAATCAGCGTCTAAAGAATTAAAGAGATTCTGAACTGAAGTATCATCCACAGTTACATTACTCATTGATTAACTCCGCTTTAATTGTTAATGATTGTAGGTGCTTATTCTCTTCTAGGGATAATATACGATACTTTTTATTCTTCCAGATAATCCTCATCCGTTCATTTATCTGGTGATAAATTCTCACTGTAAATACCACTTCATAAGCAAAGATTATTTCATTATTCTCATTAAGCCGATTACCACTAGAGTAGGTAACTTGTGCTTTTGTCTTGCCTATAAAGGTTTCCCATTGTATAGAGTTAGCTCCAAACTCATCAGTAATAGTAACTGGCTATTCTACTTTAATCACTTCATTCAATAGTCCGGCTCTCATTACGGTATATAGTATTTTTTATATGTAGCTAGTAAAAACTCTAGAGTATAAGGTACTTTAGTAACTGAAGTAAAACTAACTGGCTCTCTGTTGGAGTATAGATTACCAATCATTAGCAGGATAGAGTGATATACTGATTTCGGTAGTACACCATCCTTTAACAATGAAGCTAAAGGTATGCACAAATTTTGTTCTACAGCGTCCTCTGCTACTTGAATCAGAGTTATAAGGTATTCATCATCATCCTTATAATCATCATCTATTTGCAGATGCTTTTTAGCTTGTCTTAATGTTACATACATAGCTTATTCAGTTTAGTAATGTAGAATCAGAGTAGGCACTAAAGCCTACTCCATTCCACACCGATTAAAAACACTAAAATTATTACTCAACCACTCCAGCTACAAAGGCTTCAGAGCGTCTAGGTTTAGCATCAAAGTAAGCGTTAATCACAATTCTAACCTTACCATTAGTAGCTTGTGAATAGGGGTCAATAGTTAAATCAATAGCTCCCCACTGTGCAATTACATATTCAGAGAAGTTACCGAGTACAACACCCTTAGCAGCAGAAGTACAAAGTACCTTGATACCGTTTACTTCTCCATCCTCCATTACAAAGCCATTTTCACCTTTCTTAGCCTTGCGAAGAGCAGCCTTAGCTTTAGGAGATACAATGTAAGTATATTCACCTCCTACATTAGCATCTTCCAGAGCTTCCTCCATATCTACAGTACCATCATAAGTAAGAGCAGCAGCAGTAGCTCCATCAAAGATACCAGCAGGAACTTTATTAGAGCCAGCTTCATCACCCAAAATAGTAGCTTCAAGTTTGTTAGAAAGAGCCTTGACTATATCAGCTCTAAGCATAGCCTCAGCACTTACAGAATCTTGAAGCAGGAACTGCTTAGATACGTCAATAAAAGCAGTAAGACGTTTAGGAGTAAGCTCAATTTCAGAGAAGCTACCAGCACCATCCTTAGCAGCGTCTATTTCACCTTCCCAACCTACAGTAGAACCACTATACATAGGGATAGCTACATTTCCTACAAGTCCAGTCATAAATGTAGCACCAGCCTAAGCCATTACTAGGTTAGCTCTAAGTGGCTCTAGAATATTAAGTTTATCTGTTGCAACAGCTTCCATACCAGCAGTAGCTACAGTAGCTTGCACATCAGCACGCTCTTCTACTGGAAGCTGAATCTGTCCGTTATAAGGAAGTCCAGTCTTACGCATTTCAGCAACACCAGCGTTAATCATATCTGCACTTCTTTCGTCAAGTGGCTTATTGTTAGCCACAGCATTAATAGCTTTAAGTAATGAAAATTTTTCCATAGTTCTTTTAGTTGTATTATTGTCAATATTGATAGTGTTATTAATCTTTCTAAGTTCCTCATCCGCTTTTTCTATCTCTTTAATCAGTTCATTAAAGCTAGCAGATTCCTCATCTGTTAATTTCCTAGATTCCTTTTCAGCACCAGATACAATAGCATCCGCTTTAATCTGTATCTGTTCTTTGTGGTCAATCAATTCAATACTAGTCATTTTATTTTAGCTCTTAGTTCTTTATAATAATTGGCTAGCTCTTCCTTCTCCTTTGCCTTGATAGCGTCTAATCCTCTGGCATCAACCTTTACAGAAGTGGCATCATAAGCAGCTCTGTAAACTGGTGAAACATCAAATAGCTCACTGATACTATTGATAGTTCTTAGATAAGAGCCATCTTCATTTTTACTCCAGCTATCATTACCTACTGTAAAGGCAAATGAGCTAGTAGAAATATCACCTCTTCTAAGTCCTTCTAACAGTTCATCCCCTAAAGCAGTGTTAGGAGCTTCAAAGGTATATTTTAAGCCAATTTCATCTATCTCTAAGGTTAGGCTACCTTCTCCTTTATTGCTTCTGGCTAATACCCCTCTATCCTCATTGTGATTAAGCAAACAAAGTACATCAGATTTCTCTATTACTCCGTTTAATGAATCGGGATTTATCCTCTCAATAAAGCCACCTAAATCATTGGAATCACTGTTAAATACAATGGCATAACCGCTAACAGTTCTAGATTCCGGCTAAATAGGTGTTATTTCGTTATTGCTGTTTCTTACTTCTCTTATCATAGTTTTCTTTTATAGAATACAGTAATTTGTGATACAATTCTATCTATCATCTAAAGGGATTAATCCTCATCATAGCTATCCGAAAATTCAACTTCACCATATAAAGAAGCCATCTACTTCAGAGATTCCATTTCTGTAGCTATGAATGATATTCTTTCCGATTCTAAATAATCCTCCATTAGATAACAGTAATCAGTTTCCATAGCAGATAGTAATTACTTCTCCCTCATCTATGCTATCAATGTAGTTAGATAAGTAGCTAGTTAGAAATACCATATTCTACAGAACTGTATTACCAGCCTTAGTATATAGCACTCTATCCTTATTGGTAGAAGTAAAGTAGAAATAAGGGTAATCCATTATATCAAAGCCATCTTTGATAGTATAGCTGATATTCTGAGATTCTATCTTATCCTGCTTAATGGAAGGGAATGGTAGATAAGGCTCATTCATCTTCTCTAGAAGCTATCTGGAAGCCTTATCTACTATCTCATACTCCTATCCGTTTATATTAATCTTAGATATATCCATAATCAGAATTTATAAGTTACATCAGAGCTACAGCTAGATAGCCAATTAGCAAACCTAAAGAGCTTGTACTGTTTTGCTCCAGTTGGAAAATCAATAGTTACTACTGTATATTCATCATCCCATCCTACAAAGTTCTGGCATCCTGCTGATAGGCTATATAGATTCTTATGAGTAGCAGGAACTAGAATAAAGAATGTTTTTAGTACCTTGCCATAATTGCCTTCTCCATATCTCCAATAAGTTCTAACTGTAATAGGCTTATCTGTATTGGCAAATACTTTGTTATTGTTACCATCTTTCTTTAGAAGAGCTGTGAGATAGCTGTAGGTAATAGGAGTGTCTTTATCGGTTTCATCCATCACTCCAACAAATATATTACCCTCATTAAAGGCTTCCGATTCTTTTACATCGGCTGTCTTATCCTCTAACTCTGCTATCCGATTAAGGAGCTGATTAATCAATGTCTGAGCTTCATTATCCTTAATCTGATACTCAACACCGTTAAATGTAATCCTAGAAATATCCATTACTCAACCTCAATTATATAAAGTTTCCCGGCTTTCTCTTCTACTTCCTCCATCCTCTTAGTAAGAGCTTCTATCTGTTTCTGAGCTTCTGCATCCTTAATAAGATACTCCTTACCGTTTATGTTTACTTTAATTACGTTCATTTTACAACTCTCCAAGTTAAGCAGTTATTAAGTCCTTCTACATCTTTCTTTAGCTGTTCAACATCCACAGAGATTACCTCTAACATCTGTTGAGCTTGCTTATCTGTTACAAAATATTCTTTTCCTGCTATGATTACTTTTGTTAGCTTAGTTTCCATAATAATTTTAGTGTTTATTTTGAGCTTCCATTAAAGGCTCTGCTTCATCCTCTGTAATCTCTTTCCAATTAGAAGGGGAATCATTAACTGCTAGAAATACCTCTTTGCTAAATACCCTCTCTTCTATATCTACATCTGCTACTTGTGTTATGTAGTTTCCTTCCTCTGGAATAAGTACCCTAGTTATATATTCTTGTTGTTTCATACTATAGTAAATCCTTTATTAGTTATTTGTGCTTTCTCTGTGCTTGTAAGAGCAGCCTTAGTATTATCAGATAAATATAGGCTTAATGCTTTATCCCTAAGCGTAGTATTTGTAATTAAGCTATTTATTAAACTCTGTTTAGCTTTTGGATATGTTGTATTATTCACACCCCAATAAGATAACGCCCTAAAGTCTATTACCCCATAACTGGCAAAATCACTAAGATTAGTAATAGTTAGCTCTCTTATATCGGGTAAATCCCGATTCCCAAAAAGCACTATATCTACCTTTACAGAGTTAGCATTTATAGGATATGTAACCGATTTAATAACTTTAATATTAGGACATTCACAACAGATATTATTTACCGTTTCATTCGGAATATCTAAATTATCAATCTCAACCAAGTTAGGACATTGTGCTATAATGCCAGAACCTAAATCGTGAGTAGTTACATTAGCTCCTAGTGGATTTCCCTATATCTTAGTAAATGCACCCGATACAGTACCAGCTACTTCAACACCTCCAAATAAGCCATCCAAGTTAATAGAATCCTACTGAATGTTCTTTATATTACAATTACCATCCTTAAAAGGATAGTTCTTTTGGAAGTAGTTAAAATGATTCTCCTTAGTAAAGTTTACAGTAGCAGGGTATTTAGAGCCAAAGCTATACACCTTAGTAAAGGCTAAAGAATCACTACTATAGCTATCACTGATACTATAGCTAGTTCCATTAGGAATATATGTAATGATATACTTTCCTGCATTTGTATAGGTGTGCTTCATCGGATTCCGATAAAAAGAAGGCATCGTAATAATTACATCCTCTACAGTTCCATCACCCCAATCTACAGAACCCAAATTAGTATCAATAGCACCACTGATAGGAAGATAGACTGTCTTGCTATAGTTAGTATCTACCTCAAATACTACATTCTCTTCATTAAAGATTGGTATTGTGTTCTTACACCATACAAGTTTAATCCCTTTATATATGGAACTGATAGGAGTGCCATCAGTAAACACTCCCACCAACTCCTTACTAGTTCCATTCATTACTCTTCTGTTATATAGTAGAATGTTGTACTATCTTTTACTGCAATAGCATCATATTCAGCTTGTGTACCTACCCAGAAAGTAGGAGTAGCATCTAACTTAGCTTTATCAGCATCAGAATAATCATTAGTAGATAGTCCTTTACCAGACACCTTATCTACTTTACCAGAAATATCTTGATGCTCTGTAAGATAGTTACCTTTAGGCTGATAAGCTGCATCTGCTTCATCCTTGCTAATAAGTCCATCGACGGAAGGAAGCTCACTCTTCTTTGCATAGTCCTTCAGTTGTTCAGTTACATCAACTCCAGCTACTGCATCAGCTACTTCCTGCTTAGTGGCTAATCCACTAATATCTTGATGTTCGGTTAAGTAATTGCCTTTTGGCTGATACTTAGATTTAGCTCCTTCTATAGTTTCATAAGAAGCCATATCAATCCCTTCAATCTTATTATCAATGGCATTAACCAAACTATCTACTTCTGTTTTATTGTATGTGCTTTCTTTCAGCTCCAGAATTTTACTCTGAGCATCCTTATCAGTCAGATTATACACAATCCCCTAGAGATTGATTTTCGTTATATTAGCCATAAATCATTAAATATTAATTATAAGAGTTTCATTTTCCACCTTGAAGCCAGCTCTGATAGAAGCTACATCATCATTAACAGCCTTCACCGAATCCTTTATTTCAGATTCAGCAGCTTTAGCTCTATCGGCTTCAGCTTTAATAGCATCAGCATTTTCCTTTTCAGCTCTAGTAGCTCTGGCTACCTCTTCGGCTATACTGTTACCTACAGCCACATTCAGCTTACTAATCTCATCATCGGTATAGTGTTTGGCATCCTCTAGGCTGTGAGCAATAGAACCGATTACAGAAGCTCCACCATTGATAACATCAATCTTATCAGAAAGAGCCTTTTCTGCATCCTTAGCCCTACTTGCTTCTGTAGTAAGGTCAGTAGCTACCTTATTCTCTGCTGCTGTAGCTCTGGCTGTTTCACCAGTGATAGCTGCATTAAGTTCGGTATCTTTAGCCACACTTCTATCAATCTCACTAGTAAGAGAATCAGAAAGATTCTTTTCAGCTTGTTTAGCTCTGGCTATCTCATCAGTAACAGTAGTGCTAAGTGCGCTTACAGAATCGGCTACAGCCTTTTCAGCGGATTTAGCTCTAGATACTTCAGTGGCAATATCAGAGTTAATAGTGGCTACCTTAGTATCTACATCAGATTTAGTATATACATCGGCACTATTGGCTTTTCCTGCTAGTACACCATTGATAGCATCAATGGCATCCCCATTACCATTAAGCACCTCTGCAATTTCCCCAAGTGTATCTAAGGCTTCTGGAGCAGTACCAATTACATCCTTAATCCTATCATCCACATCCTTCTTAGTGGCATAGTCTTTAAGAGTGTTAGTTAAGTCAGTTCCTACAGATGCTTTCAGTTTGGCTATCTCATCATCTGTATAATGTTTGCTGTCTGCTACACCGTGATTGATAGAACCTACTACAGTATCAGCACCATTAATTACTTCTAGAGCTTGATTAATGGCTGTGATAGAAGCAGTGTGTTCAGCATCTTTATCAGTAGCTCTAGCCACTTCATTAGATAGAGCCTTAGTAAGTTCGGCATCCTTATCAGTAGAGCGTTTAACTTCATCGGCTACAGTTCCACTAAGAGCAGTAACAGAATCGGCTATTTCCTTCTCCTTAGCTATTGCTCTAGATACCTCATTAGATACTGCTGTATCTAATGTATCAATGCTATTCTTTAATTCATTCTCCTTAGCAGTTGCCCGGCTAACCTCATCATCCACTTTCTTAGAAAGAGCAGTGGCATCAGCAGTAATAACAGAGATAGAATCCTTAATAGCTTCATCCTCATCGGTTGAGCGTTTTACTTCTGCATTAAGAGCATCTGTTAATACCTTCTCTTCTGCCTTAGCTCTAGCAATTTCATCAGTAATAGCAGTGTTCAGCTCATTCTCCTTACCAGTGGCTCTAGATACTTCAGCAGCCAAATCATCAGCTACAGCTTTCTCTGCTGCCTTAGCTCTGTTTACCTCTGATTCAAGTGCATCAGATACTTCTGTGTTCTTATCGGCTACAGATGTTTTAAGAGCTTTCAGAGCATCAGTAATATCTTTCTCAACAGTCTTAGCTCTCTCTACCTCAGATGCAATAGCAGAAGTAAGCTCATTATCCTTAGTGGTGCTTCTAGATACCTCTACTGTAAGAGCGTTATCTATTCTGTTTTCCTCTGCCTTAGCACGGTTTACTTCAATATCTATAGCCTATTGGTGTTCTCTATCCCTCTCTAAAGAGCGTTCAATTTCATCACCTAGATTCTCTACAAGCTCATTAACTTTAGCATTAATAGCGTTCTCTTTCTCAATGGCTCTATCAGTTTCAGAATTAAGAGTATCAGTAAGCAGCTTTTCAGCAGCCTTAGCTCTGTTTGATTCCGATTCTATACTATCTCTAGTAGTATTGATTTCAGCAGTTACCCTATTAATCTCAGTAGTAAGGTTAGTAGCTATCTCATTCTCCTTAGTAGTAGCTCTAGCTATTTCGGCATTAAGAGCAGTATTAAGGGTATCAGTAGCTTCATCAATCTTATCAGAAGCATCATCATTACCTTGCTTAATAAGTTTATGTAGTTCTACATCCACCTCATTACTTCTCTTAATCTCATCATCCAACTTATCACTAATGGCTTTATCAGCAGCATCACCAGCTTCTTTATTATCCTTGATAAGTTTGTGCATTTCTATATCTACCTCATTGCTCCGCTTTATTTCATCGGCTAGCTTATTGGTATATTCATTGGTAATATAGTGATTAATTTGCTTATCACCAATTTCCCTAGCTATTCTCTCTTCCTCAATCAAATCCTTAATATATTCTAAGGTCTGATAGTTTACGGGATTAGCAGGAACTTCATTAAAGTTACAGTTACGCCAATAAATATCAGTAACCACCTCTTTTACTTTGTTATACATACAATCAGTATGCTTAAATGCTGAATCCCACATAGCATAATCATAAGTATAGCAGAGTACACCAGATTCTAGGGTGTTCATAAAATAATCAGGGATAGCTATTCTATCTACATTTCCCTTAGTTTCAATATCTCTCTTGTTGAAAACTAAGAAGTTATTTCTATTAGCAGTCCATACATACAGCTTAAAGTGTGCTGTATCTTCTACTCTCAATGGCTTGCCCTTTATATCCTCTAAGTCTAGGATAAGGATTAAATCACTTCCGCTTTTAATTTCCATTTGTATTATTCTTTATCAGTTAATGTATCAGTCTGTATATCAGTTTTCTCTTTAATGGTATTGGTGTTATCTGGAGTAGATGAAACAGCTCTTTCTAAAGTCTGAATATTAACCTATACAAAGGTGTTATCTCCACCTTCCATAGCAGGTAAATCCAACTGCTTCCTAATATCATTAGGACTAACCACGCCGATATTAAAGAGTGTCTGATAGTAATTGGCTAGGCTCTGCTTATCAGCTCTAAGTAGAGTAGCTGTATCAAATCTTACATCTATAGAATCCTTTTCTGAAGGCTTATACAGCTTTCTCTCAAACTCTAATTCTATCTTCTCTAGTAATGGTGATAGTGTTTCAGTAAGGAATGATAGGTTAGTGGCTTCTACAGTAGAGTATGAGGATTTAGTAAGGTCAAAAGCCTTTACTGGAGATACCCCAAAGAATCTACAAATATCCACTACATTAAATTGCCTAGTTTCCAATAGTTGAGCATCAGTAGGATTAACCGTTATCGGCTCAAAGGCTAGATTACCCTCTAATACAGCTACTCCATTAGGAGTACCAGTAGCAGGACTAAAAGCCATCTGCCAACTTCTTTTAAGGTCATTTTTCTAAGTGGCTGTAAGATTAGTGGTAGATTTCAATATACCAGCTAAGTTAGCTCCACCCTTGAAAAATCCTGCTGCGTGTGCATCACTATCTAAAGCTAATCCTAATGTGTTCCTAGCGTGTCTAAGAGTAGATACCCCTTCAATACCATCATAACTAAAATTCTTAATATGAATCATATTACAGCTTTCAACCGCTCCAAGTCCGGCTATACTGTATGATACCGATTCTCTAAGGCTCTTAGGTCTAATGATAGTAACCAGTTCAGCAGGGATAAAATGTAATCCCTAAGCATTGCCCTTATCATCCCTCTCTATAAAGGCATAGCCATTACCCTTTAACAGAGTAGATACTATCAGTACCTTTATAAAGTCAAATCTAGTCATTCTAGGATTAGGCTCTTTATTAAGCAGCTTGTAAGTAGGGTGTGAAGTAAATTTGATTTTATATCCTTGACTATCTAACCTATATGGCTCTAGTGGTAACTGAGCTACTGAATCCGATATTACCTCTACACATCTGTAAACGGTACTAAGCAACATAGATTTTTCAGTAGTATAGTTAGTGGCACAATTATAAGTTAGATAATCAAACATACTACTTCTTTCCTCTACTTTAGGCTGTTCTTTTCGTTTATTTCCGAATCCAAACATAAGTAGTAATTAATTAGATTATTATTATTTCATTTGAATAGTGTGGTACTTGTAAATACATACCCAGAGCCTATATCATTGCTATAGCTCCATCTATCTTCTTATCCTTGATAGATTTATTAGGCTTCACATTTCCGTTATGGTCTGATTTAAGGGTAACATTCTTAAAGCACCATCTATTTATCTCATTGTTATCTATTACAGCTTTACCAGATAAGATTAACCGCTCCATTTCTCTAGTAGGTTTATTGAAGTTTCCTAGTGTTTGTGGATATTCCTCTAATGGTAATCCTAGCTCTGTAGCGTGAATCGCCCACTGAGTAGCATTATACTTATCATATCCGATAGCCTAGATACTCAATAGCTCACTAGCCTTAACCATATCATTAGTAATATAGTCATAATCGGTAACATTTCCCTCTGTGATTTTGAGTAATCCCTGCTGTTTCCAATACTTGTAAAGCTCTCTATCAGATTTCTCTTTTAATGCCGATTCCGGCAAATAGTAATCAGTCTTGAAATGATAGATACCATCCTTCTCTATCAGATATGATACCGCTGTAAGGTCAGAAGTAGCAGCTAAATCCACCCCTATATAACATTGGCATCCTGCAAAATCTTCCAGATTAACCTTCCTGCTGTTCCTCATTATATAGGATTCTGGTAGCCATACAGAAGCACTATCACACCATAGATTAAGCGTCTTAGTTTTTACACCAACTTCCTCACTAGGGTTATTAATAGCACTTTGTACCTACTCCTTTATGTATTTCTTAGTAACAGTTACATCCAGATTAGGAGTACACTTTACCCAATTCTTTTCATCAGTCCAATCATCTTCTACATCTAAGGAATAGATAGCTACAAATAGGCTATCATCTTCCTTTAATCCGTTTAATATTTCAATCGCTGTAGTTCTTAGTTTGTAGCAGGGTAGAGTTTTATCAAATCCGGCTGTAGTGATAGTGCAAAGGTGCGGATTCCTTCTCATACCCATAGAAGATTTAATAACATCCCTTACTTTGCTGTTCTTAGCAGAGTGGTATTCATCCACCAATCCAAAGCTAGCGTTAAATCCGTCCAGCTTACTATCATCAGCAGCAAACACTTTCAGCTTAGAATCATTCACATCCAATAGGATGCTATCTCTATAAGCCTTCAGTATCTTTGCTGAAGGGTCTAACTGTTTGGCAAAGTTGGAGCAAAAACTAAAAGCTATCTTAGCTTGCTCTTTACTGTTGGCTGCTAAATCTACTTCAGCTCCATCTTCACCATCAGCTATTAGAAAGTACATACATAGAGCAGCAGCTAAGGCTGTTTTACCGTTCTTTCGGCTAACCTCTATGTATGAGCTTGTAAACCGTCTATCTCCGCTATCCTTCCAATACCAGCCTATAATATTAGCTACTATAAACTGTTGCCAGCTCTCTAGAATAAAAGGCTTTCCGCTACTCTTTCCTGCAAAGTGTTTCAGAATCCTGATAAATTCTATAGCTCTATCTACAGCATCTTCCCTAAATTCTAAATCCTCTCTCTCAAAATCAGAAAGAAAACGCTTACAAGCTAGCTTTATACTATCACAGCATACTACTTTGCCCTCTACTACATCTACAGCATACTAGTAGTATGGCTTATT